TATAGCTATTACTACTTTAGTATTCCCCTCACTCCAAGTCACTTCAGAAGCATAACCACCAGGAGCGGTGTAAATAGAAGACCCTGTACTATAATTCCCAATCGTCGTGCCGCTATCGGTGGGACTGTCGAGGGTTTGGTTTGATGCAGACATACTAGTTGTTGTAAAGTCGTTATCATTACCAGATACGTCGTTACCTAAATCGGAACTGTCTTCAAAATCCAACCAGAAACCATTTGTACCAAATGTTAAATCTGTAGGATTAACTGGTATCCAAACTCCATCCGAATTAAATTCCCCAAAATCACTAGGAGACGCTTCCACGCCATCAAGCATTACTGTCTCAGCCATGTACCCATCAAAAAAAGCATCTGTTAGTGTTGTATTTCCCGGTACTCCTTGAAGCACGGCACTAGAATTAATGTAACCATTAACATCGGCAACAGCTACATCAACTGTTGTGGCTGTCTGCACAATTCCATTTATATAAAACCTTACTCTGGTATTAGCCGCATCTTTCGTCACCATGTAATGTGACCAAGCAGTTGGATCTCGTTGAATTGCGGTACAATATATTTTACCTTTTTCTACACTCCCAACAGTTACATCCCACGCAAACCGTAAAGCAGAACTCACGGCTCTAAAAGAAAGACGTTCAAAATCATTCCCTGAAGTTCCGGCAATATAAAAATTACCTTCATTGGTGAAGTCCGATCCCAACTTCATCCACGTTGAAAAAGTAAACACCTTTAAATTATCTGCTGAACTCCCCGGCGTATAAGTCATAACGTCGTTAGTACCGTCATACCATACTGAGTTATCAATCGTATAGGCAGCAGCAACAGTAGTGCCGCTAAAGAAGCTGCTTGATCCAAAAGGTCCAGACATTTTAGGTCACATTCGCTAACGCTAACTGTGGAGTGCCGAGAGCTATCTTGTCAGCAGCCCAGCAGAAGTAGGGGATGACATCGATTGCCGATGCCGCTGTTGAGATCGTAAGACTGGCACCGGGAGCATAAAACTGAGTACCAATAGAAAGCGTTCTCGATCCCGATCCATCCTGCTCGAAGATGATCACCCCCGATTGCCCGATGCTTTCCGTCGTTGGGTTAGACAGCGTCACGTTGCCGGTGGCCGTCAAATAGAAGTTCTGGTAGGTATCGAAGTCGAGTGTCGTAGCGCCTGTAGTGGTGGCATCAACAAACACACTTGCATAAGCGCTATTGGCAAAGGCCACCTTACCACTGGATACGATGCGCATGACTTCGGCGGCAGTGGCTCCCCCTTTCATGGTTTTAAAGACCATGTCGAAGTCTTCTGCCGTAGACGTTACGTCGGTCGTCAGCGACTGAATGACGCCCCCCGTCTCGTTATTACCAGCACCAGTCTCGGTGATGAAATCCATGCCCACACCGATACCGGCAGCGGGCGATCCACTACTGGTGCGTGTCAAGGTGAGGGGATTGAGGACGGTAGTGGTGCCAGAATCCTCTTTACTCAAAACAGCCCCGGCGCTTCCCGTGATGCCACTGGTAACGGCAAGGGTAGAACTCAATGTCGTCGCTGCCGTGACGCCCAGCGTCGAGCTAAGAGTTGCCCCACTGGTAACAGCCAGCGTACTCCCTAGGGTAGCTGCCCCGTCAATGGCAGCCGCTCCGGTGCATTCAAGAGTGGCTATCTGAAGATCGGCCAAGGCATCCAAAACCGCAGCCCCAGCACCTGCACCGTCGCAGTATACGGCTACATTCTTGCCATTCTGGATAGTGACGTTGGCTCCAGCCCCCTGAGATACGTCTATGGTGCGGCTGGCAGAGAGGGCGTTCTCCATAATAAACCACGCCGTCGTCGTATTGGGTTCGATGGTGACAGTGCAATTTCCTCCAATATCCCCCGAATCCGCGAACTTGAGAACACGAAACATCCCAGCTTGAACATTGGATGTACCGCTGCCCGGCGAAGCCTCGCGCACAGTAAGAGTGTGGGATGTGCTGGACACCGTCACTGGAGAATACGCAGCGATCCGATCTATGATGTCCCAGTTGTAATTGGAGGTGGTTCCCCAAGTGCCAGCTTGGTCGCCACTCCCCATTTCCTCAATGCCTAAGTTGGTCGTGTATGAACTTGCCATTTTTACCTCACGCTGCTCTGCTTCCTATTTCAATCCAGTCTGGTGTCTGACTGGGCACAATCGGCTCCCAAATCACCGGGTAATTAAGAGTGTGGGTTGCCTCGACCCCCGTCACGCTGAAGATAAATCCGGGGGCGGTAACCGTTCCTATAGCACCCGCAGCCTCCACACCCGTAGGCTGTACAACCACACCGCCGCCTTCAACCACCGTCTCACTGCCCGTCGCCCCCGCAGCCGACACCCCGGTAACCGCAATGTCGGTTCCCCCAGCCACGGTAGAGCTACCAATAGCGGCAGAGATCTCTTCACCAGTAGCCGTAACAAGAACATCCCCACTAACGCTTTCAGTGCCGGTAGCGAACGCTCCTTCGACGCCGCTCTCGACAATGGTAACGCCGGTTCCTTCACCTACCGTATAGGTGCCAAACGAATACTGAGCCTGAACACCTGTCGCAGTAACCGTAACCCCCGCACCCTCGACAACGGTCGTCGTGCCGATACCCGAAGCAAAGGTAAGAGTAGCCAGACCGCCTGTGTTCCACGCCCCCTCGTTCCAGCCGGATCTTCCCCAGCCGGTTCCAAAGATAATGGTGACGGCAGCCATGACTTTACGCTAGACGAATGATGGCGTTGTTCGCGTCGTTGGCGGGATACTGGATGGTGAAGTCACCCGCTGAAGACGACTTGTCTCCGCCAAAGTCGAGCACAGCTACCGATGGATCGGCGTCATGGGTGACATCTCCGCCAGTCCCAGCGGTGCTGAGAGTGGAGTTGTAGATCACGGCACATCGGGCATTTGAGATAGTGGACGAAGCCCACGTCGTATCAGCGAAGTCGAGAAACGCCGTGGGTACGGAACTGCTGTTGTCAGACAGCCCAAGAGTAACGCTTCCAAGCGCCTCCCCGCCAGCCGAATAGGCTGTTCCTGTAACCTCGTTGGTCGCCGTATACCCGGTCAGGTCTTCATTCGCATCGGTCTTGCTCGACGTGAACATTGCGATCTTGAAAGTGTCAGCCGCAATCACACTGGCCCCGGTGCGGGAATGGGACATCCAAAAGTGGATGCCAGCCGTTATCTGTTCCTTATAGGAACCACACATCGCTTGGTTAATTGCCATCTAAAGTCTCCTTATGATCTCTGCTTCCTCGTGGAACCCTTCCTTCTTCAGAACATTCCACAGCGTGGTACGGTCACTAGCGATAGCTCTCTTCATGTACTCCGTAATGACCGCCTTGACCTTCTCACGGAAGGCGAGAGCCTGCTCACGCACATGAGGCGGTGCATCCTGCGAAATAAAACAAATCTTATTGACAGCCATCTCGGCTATCTCTTCGGGGGAGTGTCCTCGATCAGTCGTCGTGAACACTTTAACCGCACCGATCTCCCCGGTGCCTACCGATCCTTCCATCAGGTCACCGCAATGCGAAGCTGACCTGACCGGAAGACATCCTTGCGATCCCTTCCCTCACCGAGGTTCTTAACCCTCGGCAAGGTCTCTTGATAGCGCGTCTGATAATAGGTCAACAACTCTGCATCGCCCTTCATAAAGATATAGGCTTCGATCAACGAAGCGTAGAGCAATGCGTCGTAAGCATTGGTGCCGAGCCACGTTGTAGTGTTGCTCGAAGAAAGTCCATCTGGCTTATAAACATAATGGAACTCCATCGTGTAATCGGCATCCGGTACAGGAGCAACCAAGAGATTGGTATCGTCAAAGATGGAATAATAAAGAGGCCGTCCCGTCTCTGTGGTGTCGGGGTAGGACTCCTGAAGAAAGTTCACGTCCTTGTTGAGGAGGAAGTAGTAGGTATTGGACGACACCACCGACAGCGAGAAGGGTGCCAGAAAATCGTTAGGCAGCGCCAGATACTTGTTCGCAGAGGTCAGCGTTCCCTGCGTGTTTTTCCTGAACACGGGCAACTGAACCTCGAACAGGATCCTCTGTTCGGCATTAGAAATGAACTGGTCTATCTGCGATACGAAGACCGTTTCGGTATTGTCCGTGTAATCTTTGATCGCCTGCACCAGTGTCGAGTAAGTAAGCGCCATCTCATCAACTCGTTGTAATCGTTACAGTGCCAATAGCGGAATTGATCTGCATCGTCTCCAGTCCCTGAGTCCCCAAGACCTCGGCACTGTTGCCATCCCCCACGGGATCCCACGCAAACAGCCCACGACCAGCAGTCCCTCCATTGGGACGGGGATCGAACAAAGCCTGAGGATCGACAATGGGAATAGCACCCACCCAGTTCTGTGGTTGATCGGGATCGAACACATCCTGACCCACCCTCAGCCCTGTACGCATTCCCCTCTGAACTTCATAAACCAGTTGGCTCAAGGGATAACGGAAGCCCGTCTTGTCACAATACCCATAAGCATACTTGCCGCGCGCATAGGGATAGCTCATGCCGAATAGTACTCAGCAAGTGGGATCAACCTAAAGGGAGCCTTGACCCTGTTCTCTTCGGCAGCCAATCTGAACTGTTCCTCGTATTCCTGCTTCAACATAGGCACCCGTGGTGCCGCTTCTGGCTTCTTGATGGCGATGTAATAAGCAAGACCTGCCACCATCGCAGGAAGGAAAAGAGCAGGGATGTCGTAATTATTTGAACCCTTGGTTCCCGTATCCGTCATTCGCCTGACGCGCCAGTAGACAAACTGGGCAGTGGTGAAGGTTGAACTGGCGGTGGGGTATATATAAATGGTGGGGGCTGTGCGCTGACGGTCAACCCAGTACTGGTTGGGACGCCCCTTCTCCAACTTGTCAGGGATAGTTGCGTAGGTAACGGGTGATACGCGCGAGATGGACGAGTCAATTTGAAGGGTGGCATTGGATGGGTCTGTCCTCACCACGGCCTCTATGATGTCAACGGTATCATCCGGCAGGCTATAGGACGCGGTTCCCTCCGTGAAAGCAAAGTAGCCCTCTTCGATACACCACAGATTAAGCCCACGGTTCTGCCACTCAAGGCCCATCAGGTTGAGGCTGCGGCGAGCCGTCTTTAGATCGTAACCGCTGCGCATCTCAAGCCCTGCGCGCTCGAACGCTTCCTCGGCTATCTCGTTTATATCGAGGTTGAATGTGGCAGTCGTCTCTACAGCCATGAAAGCCTACGCCTTTTTCTTACGAAGCTTGCCAAGAGTCA